TCTGACCCCTGTTGAAATGATTGCGGCTTGCTGTTCATCATCGGGGAGAATGGCATCTTTTATCTTCCCTAGCGGGCCTTTCTTTTTAGGCTTTACTTCCGGGTTCTCATCCATAAAATAAAAAAGCAAGTCATACTAAGAATACTTGCAATTGGTAAAAATGCCTGAGATGTGGGCCGCTCTTGTTGGCGCAATGGTTTCTGCCCTTTTAATGGTATTAGCCAATCGATCAAATAGAAATCAAGGGAACTTTAGAGAACTATTTCATCGCATGAATGCCGTCGAGCAATCGATAGCTAGACTTGAGGGAAATAAAAGGAGTAACACATCATGGAGGAATCGATAATTAGAGCAAAACAACGCATAAAAGAATTAGAGTTATTAATTAAAGCTTGGGAGAAAAACAAATGAAGAAATTATTCAAGCCACTTCTTCCCGTTCTTTATGCCTACCTAAAAAGTGAGGCGGGTAAAAAGTTAATTATTAGCCTGCTTAAAGCAGCGGCAAGACAAACCAATAATAAGCTTGACGATCAAGCCGTTGCTTATGTAGAAGCTAGATTATGGCCTGACTCAACAATTCAAAGCAGCTAATGACATACAAACCAGAATGGATCGCTGAAGACAAGCAAAGGGTTATCGACATGGACCGCTGGTACAAGCTCGATAAACGAGACCTCAAGAGCCACAAGATGCACGGGCTTTTTACTGGGTTAGGTGCAATTGGCCATAGGCTTGATAAGAAAAATGAGCTAGAAACAAGGATGAGTAACGCCTATGACAAACTAAAAAAATGGAAGTAAATATCGATATTACCCATTTAGTAGAACCGCCCACGATTGAAGAAGAGTTAACAATGGAGAAACGTATTATTGAGATTAATGAATGCGATGATATTGAAGAGATAAGACGGTGTTGCGCCGCTGCTTACAGACAAAACCACCATCAAGCGCATTTTATTTCACGTTGTCTCACGGAGATAGCAGGGTTGCAAGCTCGGATTATCTGCATGGAGAACCCAGTCAAACAAACCGAGCGCAATTGGATTCAGAATTTATTCTACGGAAAGTAGAACTTGTTGAGCATGAAGAGCAGGACTTTTTAAGTCATCCCATTGGATCTTGTAGTAATAAGAAGGGTGACCGCGACGATCTTTTCTTGTCTCAACCCCTAGGATCACACCGACCCTAGGAGGTAGATCAAGAGATTTGCTAATCGTTTTTTTTGCTACGCGCTGGCCTTCTTTATACCTTTGGCCGATACGTCTATTTGGCATTGGTTTTGGCTCCATATTTTTCTTTTAGTGCCTTCTCTACATCTGCGGGCAAAGTCGAGAAAGTTTGTTTTTTAGAAGATTTCAAAAGATGTTCATATTCAAAATCCTGTAATTGAAATCCTTCGAGACCTTTGCCTTCTCGTTGCCATCTTACAAACATCATTCCTTTCATCCCGCCAAGCATTTCACTCGGCATTTCTAATACTTGGACGTCTGTTAGAGGAGGTTCCTTTATACCAAGGAACCATTTAAACCTCTTAAAGGAAAAGTAAAAGCCTCGCCTTACTCTATAAGTAAGGTCAAACCATAGGTCGTTTAGAGTTTCCATTAGTCTTTTCTTGGCGCAATTGATCCGCTTTCACCGTTCTCCCAGTAAGAGCCAAACACAGTAAAGCCAGGAACTTCTTCAAACTCAGTGCGGCTTGTATATTTTCTAATTGTTGAGCCGCCTAGCTCTGCCTCGGTTGCTTTTTCGATTAACCAAGTCGCTGCCTTTTTGGCTTCCTCTGGCGAAAAATCAATAATCAAATACTTATCAGGATCTTGCTCTTTGGACTTCTTTTGGTTGGACTTGAAACGAAAGCGGGCATTGAATACGTTTTCCATTTGGATTAATGAGATTAGTGGGGTTGGATGTTGTTGGCAGCTTCCCAACTTAAAACGTCGGTTAGCTTATACCTGATTCGAGGAGCGTAAGGTTTTAACGGTGTTAAACCTATGTCCTCAAAAGGAGGCCCAGTGGCCTCGCCTTTTCGGGTTTTCTTTCTCCATTGCTGTAACGTCCAGAGCGAAATGCCATAACGTTTAGCAAGATCTTTTGGTGTTAGGTATTCAGTCATGCGGCTAACTTGATCTCGGTTAGATCATCCTTCGATAATTTCCCTTCTTTATGCCGTTCCTCTGCCATTGCAACAATCTTTTGATTGTCTGTTTTCGGGTCTTTTAACTTGGTTAGGAACATCGCTTTTAGATCAGACTTAACAGGCTGAGTTTTGGGCGTTTCCTTAATGACGGGTTTGACGGGTTGATTTGATAATTCTTGTTTTGGAGTCAAAGAGTCCGCATCATCATCATCACCCGCTAAACCATAAATCGCTAAAAGTGCATAACGTCTCGCGTAGGTAATAGCAGAGCCGTGGGCTTGCATAATGTTTCCTCTGTTAGGGGCAAGCTCTGGGAAAGGGAAATGGCTTTCTACTTGTTCGCCTGACTCATGCCTCAAAGTCGTAACAAGAACAGGCATAACTTTCCATTGGTCCGTAGTTGTAGCACTTGTAGCTTGAGGCAGGATTTGATAGTTGAAAGTCTGAGTATGAGACAGGCCAAATTGAGTTGCAGGCTGGGAAGCCGCTAAACCGCCAGCAAGTGTTGTATAAGCTCCATAATTTGCAGTGCCGTCTTTCCCTGCGGCATGGTGTTTCTGTTGAAACTTCGCAAGAGCTTTATTCAATTCAGGTGTTTGAGGATTAAGAGAGACCTCTAATCCATCGCCTGAGTAAGCTTCAGTTTTTGGGTTTTCAGTTGTCATTTGTTTGTTGGGGTTGGGAATGCCCACCGAGGTAGGCTTAGTTTTTGAACGCCGCGATCAGCCCATCCAGGCCACTCGCCAGCAAGTTCACATTCTGCAATTTTATCTAGTCCTTTACGGCATAACCTTCGGCCTTCTTGCATCGCATCGTTGTCTAATTCATAAATCCCTATATCAAAAGGCCACTCGCTTTGAACCACTAAAAAGATAAAGCGGTCGTACCCAGTGACGTTTAAATAATGCGCCGCTTGTAGATGGTATTTCAAATTAGCAACGGTCTTTGCAAAATCAGTTGGGCTTGCTCCGCTTCGGCTTGTTTTTAAATCAACCAAAGTTGATGCATTTTCCCAATCGCTTCGCGCTTTCATCACTAACCCTGTTGAGTCGTCATTACGCCAGAAAGATTTCTCCGCCGTTCCATGAGATAACAAAGATTTAGCTTCCTTATCTTTAAAAACCGCATCCCTCATTTTTAAGGCCAGTTCCATATCGCTTTTTGTCGTAGCGATTAATCCTGCCTTTTCGGCTTCAGCGGCTTCTTCTTTTCCTTTTTTGGTCGTGCGGCTGCTAACAACTTTGAACCGTTGATCTAATTCTTCAGGTTCTAAAACAGCGCAATGGGTCAACGTGCCAAGAAACATTGCGGCGGTTTCTTTTCGTTCTGGCTTTTCAGGATTTAGAAAAGTATTCCAATATGCTCTAGGGCCATGCGAGATCATCACCTTCAGCATTGAAGTGCTGACGGCAGGGTCGCTGTGGTAATGAGCGTTTGTAATTCGTGCGCTTCCTTGGGTCATAATCCCTCCTTATAAAGTGCGGAGCTAGGGCCATATTTCTGTAAGAAAAAAGGCCATGTTCTTAACATCAATGCTTTGTTATCAGCGTCGGCAAGGATGCCAGCCTTACCTAATGCACTCTCAAAACCTGAGCCGTGATTTAAAGCGGTCTTAAAAGTGTTGAGAACTTCTGTTTGATTCATGCGAGAAACCGATAAATTAAGGTTGTCGCCTCCCGTAGGTCGGGGCGACTGGGAGTTGTAGGCGGTCGGGGTTGGCCGCCTGCCTCCTATATCTGAAATGCCGTTCATTTCTTCAGGTCTTTACACGCCGCTTCAATTTTGTTGACCTCGCAATCGTGACGGGTCATATCTTCAAGGGATGTTGTTAATCCCCAAAACAGGACCCCTCCGAATAGGGCTGTGAGAGCAAAACAACCAAGAGATTCAAGGAATTTATTTTTCTTTGGTGGCTCGCTGTAGACTCTGATGTGTTTCATTTTGCTGCCTCTTTTGCAGGCGTTACAGCTCTGCTAAAACAAAAACTTTTTCTTATTTCCCATCCATCGCGAAGGTAATACTTCAACTCAAGGCGAGCATCTTCGAGGGAAAGGCTTTTATTCGGAGAAAAGCCGACTTTGCCTTCTCCTTGTAATTTCAAAATTTCTTCTTGATGCTCTTGGAAAGATATCCATTTATGACCGTTCTCAATTATCAACGGCAAATCTTCAAAAGAGAAAGGGGTTGTTGGAAAGCTCATTTGTGGGGTTGGTTGCTTATGCCTTAATTATACAGCTCAATACACCCCTGTCAATACCCTATACACCTCGCATAAAAAAAGAGGGTGGCTAACCCTCTCTGTCTGATTCGGCATCTTCGATGAGATCAGAAAGATGCTCGATCATGTAGCCGTATTGGTTGATCTCCTTAATGTCTCCGTGTTCGAGAGCCAAGTTGGCGAAGACCTTAGCGGCGGCCAGTGTGTCGTCGTGCATAAAACAAATGCGTGAACGTATTCATTATACACCCCTATACACCCCTGTCCATGTCTAAGACTCTTTGTAAGGGAATTGCCGCAACTTGAGGACAGACTGCATTACCTAATGCTTTAAGTCTGTGTGTCCAATTGGATAGCCCATCATCTCCTCTACGAAGGACGGGTTCAGACTCATAGGATTGCCAGTTGGGGCTAAGAGTCGATCCTTTCTTGCTAAAGCTGCTAGGCAAGTTCCAGATTGACGATCCCAGTCTCGCAGACTGTACTTGTGTTCGTGTGCTGAAGGTGTTGGAAGACGACGTAGTTTGTTGAATAGTTTTACTGTCTCTGGATTGACTGCTTCCCTCAAGTTTGCCAGTTTCGTTCTGCCTTTTCTCGGCCCTTCCATTTGTTTCTTCAATGCCTCTGGACTTCTCTGAGGGAGATGATCCATAGTCGTTGGGGTAGGCAACGAGCCACCATCTGTCACGGATATGACAGGCTCCCAATGCACTCGCAGGTATGCACGCATATTCACAATCGAAGCCTGCCTTGGCCAGCTCTCCGAGTACGATTCCCAATCCGTTATTAAGGATCGCTGCCACGTTTTCCAAGACGATGTATTTGGGTCGAACCAAGCGAATGACTCGGATGAGTTCGTAAAAGAGACCTGACCTAGTTTCCTCGGTGATACCTTTACCTTGTCCTGCAACTGAGATGTCTTGGCAAGGGAATCCACCGCAAACAACGTCGGCTGAATATGGTTCTGGGTTGTAGCTTTTGATGTCGTCATAGATAGGTATATTAGGCCAATGTTTTTTTAATACCTTTTGGCAGTAGGGTTCACACTCGACAAATGCAACCGTTTTAAATCCTCCAACAAGTTTTTCAGCGGCGTAACTAAAACCGCCGATTCCTGAAAAAGTGTCGATTATTTTTAAAGACATAAAAAAAAAGCCCCTTGCGGGGCTAGTGGTTCAGAACAGTAGGGCGATTGTGGTTGCCGCTGCCAGAAGGATAACAAGAGCCTGTTTTTCTTCCCTTAGAGTCTTGAGCTGTCTGTCGGTGACATCGATGTATTCCATCGCGCCGTCGATAATATCAGCCTTGTTTGACTTAGGGTTGATTACAGAAGAAGTCATAACTAAATGGGGTTGGATGACTCCTTAAATATATATGCCCTATACGCCCCCGTACACCTCTCTTAATAAAATGAAACAATTATTAGATATGCTAGGCAGCGCCTTCGTTTACAGGTCGCCTGATCCAAACCAAGGGTATAAGCGTTTTTACCGTGAATATTTAATGTCGCTTACTCACAAACAGTTAAGACCTCTCGCCGGAACTAACTCCCATCTCCCTAAAAGCGTCCTTGTCGATAGAATATTTGCAGACATGAAATAAGGGCAGACATTGCCGCCCTTACTTCTTCTACTGACGAGTGGGTGATGGGGACACGTCATTTACTCGTCAACACAAAATTAACTTAATCTTCCGATTTGGCAACTTCTACTTCAAAGCCAAGTCTTTTTAGCTCATCAATTCGATATTTCTGAATTTTACTTAAACGGCCTTTCTTAGCTTTCACCTCTACAAAACGAATCTCGCCGTTGGGTTTCAATAAAAGTAAATCAGGGTATCCCGCTTTTTGAACTTGGATCAGCTTCAGTACTAAATATCCTTCACTCTCGAATTGCTTGATGAGCGTCTTTTGATAACTGCTCTCTGATCGATCGAAAATGACTGACTGTAAAATCTTTTTTTGTTCGCACCCTTTGGAGGACTCTAGGCTCGATTCCATTCAAAGCAAATACATAATGGACGCGGGGCGCTGTCGTTCTGCCCAAGAAGCTCGCACGATCGCGGGCTTGCAAATAGCTGAGGCTCGCATAGTCGATTCCGTAAAAAATCAAATACTCCGCACTTGATAAATTAACGCCTTCTCGACTTGCTCGCACCTGACCAATAAAAACAGCATCTGAATCGCTATTAAATTTCTCTGGGCTATCGGTTGCACGGTCGCCAAAAGTTTCACGCAGCATTTTTCCCTCCGCATCGAAGGTGTACATAATCGCAATTTTGGAACCCTTATAATTTCGCTCTATATATTCAGCCTTTGATCTATCAAAAATCAACTTGGCTCCTTCCTCAGTAATGACGCTCCCTGAATAAATCTGACGAAGCTTACTTAATTTCTTTGCACCCGTGTCGGCTAGAACTGTCCGAACATGACCTTTAACTGTTTCGGTCTGGCTAATTCCATCATCAATAATATGTTTCGCAATCTCATAAGTGATCGGTTGCATCTGGACATACTTCACACTTTCCTCAATCTGCGTTTCAAAGCCCGCTTGCTTCTGCGTGATCTTGACGGTGTAAGGCTCAATCTCTTTTAAAATTAATTCCTTATTGGCATTTTGATAATCGTTTATAACTTGGCCCGTGCCCACTCTTTTTTGAGTCACATCCACATAACCAGCTTTTGCCCATTCGTAAAAATTGCTATACCGATGCCACAGTCTTCGGGTCAATTTGAACTGATGGAATAATTGACTGAATGATTCAGGTGATGGTGTTCCACTCAATAAGCAGATATTTCTATAGTTGATCGTGCATAAATTCTTGAACCTTAAACCTGGCTTTGGGTACGACCCAACCGAATGCGCCTCATCAAGGATCAATAAATCCCATTCGCTATAGCGGTATTTTTTTAGTTGCTCGTAGTTCGTTACTAATACATGAATCCCTAAATTCAACGCATCTTTTTGGATGCTCGGAATAGCCTTCAACTTCGTTACAAATAAAATCCTTTTGTATCCAAGCCGTTGGGCAGCCGCCAAAGCCGTCAAGGTTTTGCCCGTTCGCACCTCGCCAGCTAAATAAGCACAACCTTCATTCTTCAATAAAGCAGCTATCTTGCTCGCGGCTTGCTCTTGGTAAATTCGTAGCGCAATCATTGACGGGGTTGGAATTAGTGGTATCTTACCTATGAACGACCTAAAAGCAACCCAATGGATCCCTATGAGATGAAGGTGATAAACCTATCACTGCCGCATGAACAAATTAAATGGCTTGATGAAAATAAAGGGCCAGAGCTTTCTCGCGCTGGGTTTGTTCGTACTCTCATCCGTAAAGCGATGGAGACAAAACCCGACGCTTATGAATACCAACTAACAATGGGACGCAAAGATTAACAATGGATATAAAAGAAGAACTTACGCGGCTTCCTAAGTCGTGGGGTTATGTTGCTGTCAATGGAAATAAACAGCCATACCAAAAAGACTGGCAAAACAAACCACTTTCTCGACTCGAACTATTTAAAGAAATAACCGCAGGTAGAGCAAAAGCAATTGGCGTTGTCTCTGGTCCAAAATCAGGAATTATGTTTCTGGATCACGACGGGAAATCAGCTTCAGAAATTCTTACCGAATGGAATCTTTCAGTCGGTTCCCTCCCTCCCTCTTGGATGGTTACATCCGGCAGAGTTGGCCGTTTTCAACTCATTTACAAAGTTCCTGAAAAATACTGGTCCAAAATAAAGACCCGCAAATTTAAAAGCGGTGTTATCGGTGACGATGGCGCAGTAGAACAAATCGAACTTAGATGGGAATCGTGTCAATCGGTCGTAGCTGGCAAGCATCCATCAACTGACGGATACAGATGGATGGAAGGACGATCCCCTTCTGATCTTGAGCTTGCAGAAGTGCCAAAAGCCATCATTGAAAAAATGATGGAACCTAAAAAACAAAAGCCCGCACCCGTCGAAGTCTTTAATTCAGACATTGACAAAGCCCGTTCACTTCTTCAATCAATTAATCCTTCACGTTTAGACGATTACGACACTTGGCTAAAAATTGGAATGGGTGCTCATTCCGCAGGTGATGCACTTCTCCCCGATTGGATCGCCCTTTCACAAAAAAACAGCAAATACGAAGAAGGTGAATGCGAAAAGAAATGGGACTCCTTTAAGCGTTCAGGTATTTCCCTTGGCACGCTCCAGAAATTTGCGAAGGAAGATGGTTGGGTTCAACCGCCTCGCGTTTTTCCTGAATCAATCATCCCAGAAGCAACACCCATACCCACAAAACTAGAACAGCTCACCTCGCAAGAATTAATTTCTTTCCTACGCAACCAAAAGCAAGAAATTCGCTTTAATACCTTCACCCATTCGATCGAAATGGATGGCAAGGTCATCCGCAATATTGAACTTTTTTATCTAACGCTTGCAGAACTTGGCTACAAAGTTACCAAAGAAATGGCCATCGACTGCCTCCTAAAAGTTGCGCATGAAAATGAATATGATCCCGTCCGTTTATATCTTGAGCATGTCAGTTCTATCGAACCTACATATATCGATCAATTAGCAACAACCTATCTCAGACCAAAAGACGCAGCGATCGGAAAACCTACGATTTACGACGCGATGCTCAAAGCTACTTTGATCGCCGCCGTGCGCCGCGTTTTCGAGCCAGGTTCAAAGCACGATTCAGCTTGCGTTCTTCAAGGGCCACAAGGGGCGAGGAAATCAAGCTTCTGGGCCGCACTCGGCGGGCCGTTCTTTTCTGATTCTTTAGGCGATATCGCTGAGAAAGACTCGGTTCTGCAATTATCTCGTTCATGGATCTGTGAAATGGCTGAGTTAGATCATCTCACTAGTCGAAAACATGCAGGCCAAATTAAATCTTTTCTATCAAGATCAACTGACTTAATGCGTGTCCCATACGGTCGCTCTGTCGAAGAATGGCCGCGTCGGGGCATCATCGTCGGCTCAACAAATAAATCCGACGGTTTCTTAGTTGATGAAACTGGCAACCGTCGCTTTCATGTCATCCCTGTTCAAAAGGATATGGAAAAACCAATAGACCTCGATTCCCTACAACTTGAGCGCGATGCGATATGGTCAGCCGCCGTTCACGCATACCGCAATGGCGAATCTTCTTTCCTCTCAACAGAACAAGAAAATCAAATCGCAAATGAAAACATGTCGTACCTTGTCGATTCGCCTTGGCAGCCAGTCATAGCTCAATGGCTTAATAACCCATCAAATAAAATGAAGGACATCACAATTGAACTTTTGCTTACAGAAGCGATCGAAAAATCAACGGAACGACAAACGCGCTCCGACGTGATGGCTGTCTCAAACATTCTCAAATCGCTCAATTATGAGCGCAAAAAGAAAAGAGTGAACGGAACCCCCCGCTGGGTCTGGTTCCTTCCTCGTTCCCTCCCCGTTCCCTAGGTGGGAACGCCTCAAAATCCCGTTGTCCGCTGGTTTCTTATACTATGTTCCCTATGTTCCCTATGTTTTATATATAAATATAAATATAGGGTCTTTATAGGGATGTATACCGTTTAGGTAAGTTTATAGGATGCATGGAACGGACGGGAACAGGGAACACCTTGATCAATCTCATTTCTGTCTCATGTCTGTCTCATCTAAGAACAAGCCTGTAGTGGATCGACTCATCCTTATCCTTGCTCAGGCCAAATATACGGCCGCTGCTATCGCCGATAATGCTATCGACGATCAAGTCCCAATTGATGACGAATCGATAATGATGTTGTCACGCGATTTAAACTCTATAAAAAATTACCTTCATACTGCTTACGAAATTAATGACCTCGATCAATCAGCTAAAGAGCGATCATAAAAATGCCCGCAAAAGGACAGATCGATCCTCTTCTCTAATCAAAGAATCCTTAGAAAAATTTGGGGCTGCTCGTTCCATAGTCATCGATGAAGAAAACAGAATCCTTGCTGGTAATGGAACCATCGAAGGAGCAAAAGCCGCTGGAATAAAAAATCTTCGAGTCATAGAAACAGATGGTCAAGAAATTATTGCTGTAAAAAGAACAGGATTGTCAGAAGAGGAAAAAGTTGGGCTTGCTCTAGCCGATAACAGAACCTCCGACCTTTCAGAGTGGGATGCTGAAATGCTTAAACAGCTTTCAGAAGAACAAGATTTAAATCCTTGGTTTGATGAAAGTGATCTTGCTGAACTGATAGGAGAACCAGAAAAAATTGAAGGCTTGACAGATCCCGATGATGCCCCTGACGTACCAGAAGATCCAATTACTAAGCCTGGTGATTTATGGATATTGGGTGAGCATCGTCTTCTTTGTGGAGATTCAACAAGTATTGAGCAATTAGAAAGGTTGATGGATGGGAAGCAAGCTGATTTATGGCTTACTGATCCTCCTTATAACGTGAATTACGAAGGCAAGACGAAGGATAAATTAGTAATTGAAAACGACTCAATGAACGCTCAAGATTTCAGGCAGTTTCTTGTTGATGTATATACAGCGGCTGATGCTGTAATGAAATCTGGCGCTCCATTTTATATTTGGCATGCAGATTCTGAAGGGTTTAATTTTCGTGGGGCTGCAGATGAAATGGGTTGGAGGGTAAGGCAATGCTTGATTTGGGTAAAGCAAACAATGGTGATGGGTCGCCAGGATTATCACTGGAAACATGAGCCTTGTTTATATGGCTGGAAAGAAGGTGCTGCTCACACTTGGAATACAGATCGAAAGCAAACAACAGTTCTTGAATTTGACAGACCAAGTAGGAATAAGGAACACCCAACAATGAAGCCTGTTGATTTATTCCAATATCAAATGTGTAATTCTTCTGTTCAAGGGGCAGTAATTTTGGATTCGTTTGGTGGTTCTGGAACGACAATTATTGCTGCGGAACGAGCAAGACGTAAAGCTTGCTTAATGGAACTAGATCCACGCTATTGCGATGTAATCGTCAAAAGGTGGGAGGATTTTACTGGTAACAATGCAAAACGTGTAACATCTAGTTGATGGCAAAAAAAGGTACTAAAGCTGAAACAATTGTTCGAGCGCAGAAATTCGCTCGGATTATTGCTAATGGCGGCAGAAGGTCAGACTGTGTTCGTTTTGCCGCCGAAAACTGGGGGGTGGGTGAAAGAACCGTTGATTCTTACTTAAACCTTGCTAGAGCTGAATTACAAAGGGACTGGGACATAGAACGACCCCAGATGGTTGCCGACCTTCTCTCACAATGCAGCACCTTACAGATGGAAGCTAGAAGGGCGGGGCAATATCACATCGCTCTCGGTGCAATCAATACGGCTGCTAAACTTGCTCAACTTTGTTCGTGAGTATTCTTGCAGCAGTAGAGAAGGGACATATACTCCATCAAGTTGGATCGTTTGGATTACCAACAGCGCAAGAGGCAATCGCAAAAATATATGAGGGTCTTTTGCCGCATCAAAAACAATTTTGTGATGACACTGAACATAGAAAGCTCGCTTTAGTTTGTGGTTTTGGAGCGGGCAAAACTCACGGGTTATGCGCTAAAGCCTGCATATTGGCGGCCAAGAACGTGGGTCATGTCTCCGCAATTTTTGAACCTACTGCGCCCATGCTTCGCGATATTTTGCAGCGCACAATGAACGAGCTTTTAGAACAGTGGGAAATTCCTTATACCTTTAGAGCTTCGCCTTTACCTGAATACACTTTGCATTTTGAGGAAGGGAACCATCAGATATTACTCAGAACAATTTTGACGTATCAACGCTTACGCGGTCAGAACTTATGTGCGGTCGGATTTGATGAGGCTGATACAGTTGGAGAATACGACGCTTGCCAAGCCATGAATATGGCACTTGCAAGATTACGTTCAGGGAATGTTCAACAATTTTTCTGTAGCACAACGCCAGAAGGTTACGGCTTTGCATTTAAAACATTTGAGAAAGAGGCAAAAGAAGACACTTCTTTAATCAGGGCGCGAACGGCTGACAATCCTTTTTTGCCTGACGGCTTTATCGATAGTTTGATGGAGAACTATCCAAAGCAATTAATTGAGGCGTATTTAGAAGGAAGGTTTACAAATCTGACAACGGGCGCAGTTTATGATCGCTTCTCTAGGGAAAAGCACGTTTTCGATGGCCCTTATGACTCACAAGAGGAAATCATCAGGGCGGGTATTGATTTTAATATTGGTAATATGAGTTGTGTCATTGGGGTGCGTGACGGGGAGAAATTAGTAATAATTGATGAAATTTCAAAAGCGCATGATACCGATGCGCTTGCTCAAGAAATTAAACGCCGATACCCAGGCCAAAGAGTTCTTATTTATCCCGATTCATCTGGAGGCAATCGCTCAACCAATGCAACAAAAACAGATATATCCATACTCGAAGGTTATGGATTCACAAATCAAAGCCCAAAATCGAACCCCCCAGTCCGTGATCGAGTCTCGTCTGTACAGGCTCTGCTTGAAAATTCAAAAGGATCCATCCGCTTGGCGATATCTTCCCGTTGCCAACGCTTGATTGAATGTTTAGAACTTCAAAGCTGGACGGAAAACGGCGAACCTGACAAACAGAATGGCTACGATCACATGAATGACGCACTTGGTTATATGATTTGGCGTGAATTTAATCCGCTTTATATGCGGGCAGGTCGTGGCACTGGCGTTAGGATCTATTAAAGTGTTAATTATTTAATGCTGTGAGTTATAGCGGTTACAGTTTCAATACTAGGCAGGCAAGTTCAAAGGTTGCCAGTCCTGAAGATCCTTGCGCGGCTTGGTTGGATCAGGAACCACATTGGGGATTGATCGAGGATTTAATTGCGGGCAGTTATGAAATAAGACGACGGCATCGAAGGTATTTGCCTCAAGAACCACGCGAGACGGACGAAAGTTATGACAACAGATTGGCTCGTTCAGTTTGTCCGCCGTATTTTTTGAGACTTGAGAGAATGTTGGGCGGGATGTTAACAAGGAAGCCTGTCAGATTGACAGACGTTAATGATGCTGTGCGTGAACAATTATTCGATGTGGACCTCCAGGGGAATGATCTGAATATTTGGACTTATAACACTAGTCGCCTAGCAATTCGGTATGGCCATGTTGGTGTTTTAGTAGATGCACCTGCGGCGGGAACAGAAGGCCGCCCATATTGGTGCGCTTATACACCGCGAGACATTTTAGGTTGGCGGTCTGAAGTTATAGAGGGCAAGCCACAGTTAACACAGCTTCGATTATCAGAACGTGTTATTGAACCAGAGGGAATGTATGGCGAAGTTGAAGTTGAACAGATCAGGGTATTAACTCCTGGCGCGTTTGAAATTCATCGCAAGGGCGAAGACGGCGAGTTCAAATTGGTCGATGAAGGAACAACTGCTTTAAGTGAGATTCCATTTTCTGTTGCGTATGCGAACAGGGTGGGAATTATGGAATCACGTCCACCGATGGAGGATATTGCCGAATTGAATTTAAAGGCGTATCAAATCCAAAGCGATCTGGATAATATGTTGCATATTTCTGGAGTGCCGATGCTGGCATTCTTTGGTTTCCCTCAAACAGGCGAGGAAGTTAGTGCAGGCCCAGGTGAAGCGCTAGCTTTCCCCCCTGAAGGCAAGGCTGAATATATCGAGCCAGAGGGTAAAAGTTACGACGCGCAATTCAAGCGTTTAGATCAACTTGAAGGTCAGATTAATAATTTGGGTCTTGCGGCTGTGCTTGGAATGAAGATGGGAGCTGAAACGGCTGAGTCTAAAAGGATCGATCGAAGCCAAGGCGATAGCACCATGCAGGTCATCGCTCAACAGATGCAAGATATGATCGACAACTGCTTAACTTTTCATGCCAAGTATTTAGGCATTAATGAGTTTGGTAGTAGTTTCGTTAATCGTGATTTCTTAGCTTCTCGGTTAGATTCGCAAGAGATTGGTAGTTTGCTGCAACTTTACACAGCAGGAACGATCACTCAAGAAACTTTATTAAAGCAGCTTGAAGAAGGCGAAGTATTAGGCGATGAGTTTCAGGTGGAGGAAGAATTGGAGGCGACACAGTTGGCAGGTTTGGAGATTCAAACGGAACCTCCCGAACCTGAAGAGGATGTTGATGAATTTGTGGAAGAAGTGGAAGAGGACGAGTAAGTGAATGGAGGATTTACCTGAAGGTCTATTTAGAAACGCGATAGACCTAAACCGTTTCAGTAATGGAACTTCTAAAAAGCTAATTAATTCTTATAACCGCATCATTCTGAAAGCGATTAAGGAGTTGAAGCGAATCGAGGAAATGCCAAGTGCAAAACGTCCAAAGGTTCGAGCTGCAAGATTGCGGGCGTTATTGGCTCAAACAAAAGCAAGTCTCAACACTTGGTCAGTTAAGAGCGTCAATGAATTAGCGAAGGATTTAGAAGGGATTGCACAGATTCAGTCAGATTTTGCAACGCAACAAATATCAAAAGCTTTGTCGCCTAGCGCAAGACAACTTTTATCTGTTAATTCGGTAGAGGTCACGCCAAGTTTTGCAAAGGCGGTTGTCAATGCCGACCCGTTGGATATAAGCACAAACGTTTTAAGTCAAAGTCTGGATGATGCGGTTAGAGGCGCAACGGGCAATTTCAAACTAACGGCAACTCAAGGCTCTCAAATCAGGATGCCAGGAGGGGAGAGCATCACCAAATTATTTAGAGGGTTAGCGGAAAAGAATGCAGAATTATTTGCAACGAATGTACAAGATGGTCTTTTAACAGGTGAAACAACACAACAAATAGCAAGGCGATTAGTTGGTAATTTGGAGTTTGGTCAAAAAGCGATGAGCGCAAGACAACTCGCAATGGCGGGTGGGGAATCGACGAAGATGGCAAATCATCAGATTATGGCAATCACTCGGACAAGCATTAATCAAGTTGCGAACAAGGCAAGTCAGCAAGTTTATAGAGCAAATCCTGATCTAACTTCAAAATATAGATACGTTGCAACGCTTGACTCAAGGACTTCTCCAATTTGTAGAGAGCTAGATGGGAAGGAATTTATTTATGGAAAAGGTCCAGAACCAGCGCAGCATTTCAATTGCAGATCAACAACGGTTGCTGTTATTGATTACGACAAGATTCAAAAGAAACATCCCAACGTAAAACCACCAAGCAAACCATTAGGGAAACGGGCAGCGGCGGGCGGATCAGTACCGAGCAATATGACTTATGGAAAATGGTTACAAAAACAACCTGCAAGCGTCAAAGCAAAAACACTAGGAAAAGAAAAGGCTAAATATTTTGACAGGCTTTCAAAAAAATATGGCCCAGATGAAGCGATGAAAAGATTCGTCAGGGATGACGGTTCTGAAGTCTCGTTAAAAACTTTTAAGGCACGTTATGGGAAGCCAGAAGACATCAAGATAAAACCACCCGCCAAGCCAAAGCCAAAGCCAAAATTAAAACCAACAAAGAAAGAGGCTGCAATATTAGCGGCTGAGAAGAAGAAGAAGGCAGAGGTTCAGTCGTTGAAAAAACAGATTGATTCATTAGCTAAAGATTCACCATCGAAGGAAGTAACGGCACTTAAAAAAACAGTCGATCAAATTGCTGGTCCAGAGTTGGCAACAGCTTCGCAATTGAGCGCAAAGACACAAGACTATTTGATAAATTTCCAGCAATTAGACTTAAAGAATCCAAAGCATGTTCAATGGTTCAAGACTCAAGTCGCTTTTAACTCTGACATCATTCCAAAGGATCAACTAAAAACGATCACGCCAGCACAATTATTCCGCAGGGTACAAGACAAAGAAGTTGGATTATTACAGAAAAAATATGATAAGGCTTTCAAAAAGTCATTACTACCTAAAAAAGAAGCCGTTAAACGTGCACCTTTAAAGAAATGGGATGATAAAAGTTATCTTGACAAGAATCTTGCGGGGTCTTCTAACGTTAGTGCTGTAAGAAAACAGAGCGCAGCGGGTCGAAAGACGACAGGCGATTTATTTGAGAAACCCAACGAAAAGAACTTAGGACTTACAAAAGCACAATTAAAAGACACAGAAAATATTATCGGCGAATGGTGTGGCGATAGTTATGTTGAGTTGCGAGGATCTCAACTTCAGCAAGCGCAAGCAGTTGGAGCGCAGTTAAACCCTCAACAGATTAAGCATTTAAAGAGATACAAGGACATCCGAGCGCGGAGCGCATCTGCCCAGAACGCATGGGCAAGGCAAGCAGACAAGATGGAAGACTTTATTTCAAAGTCACCAAAATGGAAGGGAGAACCAGAAGGGTTATTGAAAGGGCAAATAGAAAAGAACGGGACAATCTTTAGAGGTATGGCGTTGAATGATCCAAAGGTTGTCGAGTCGATTATTGAGTCTTATAAGAACGGCGATGCTGGATTAACGATGGAAAGCTGGACAATGAGCAGAACGAAGGCTGGTAATTTTGCTTTAGGAGAGATTGGACATGGTAATCATCAAGTAATTTTGAAGCAAGTTAATAAATACGGTACGTCTATCGAAAATTACAACGGTCAAGGGGAAAGGGAGATCCTTCAACCTAGAGGCGTGAGGTATAGGGTTCTAAAAAGCACTACAGATAAATGGACAGAAAAAGGCAAGGCTCATTCTATGACTGAGATATTCTTGGAAGCCTATTAAAAAGCGTTAGGTGGTTTTTTTGAGTGGGTTTTGATTGTAGTTCCTGCTTTTTCCATGTCTTTAAAAACTTCTTCTTCTGTTCTTTGGTCTTCAGTATCGACTGAATAACCAATTTCAAGATCTGTAAAGCGGGCTGTATCGCCTTGGGGTTGTTTTGCCATACTTATATCATGCCATAAAAGAGGGGTGTATCCATGTATAAAAAGGGCAAAAAGAAGAAAAAGGGTAAAAAGAAGTAATATGAGGACACAATCCGTTTCGATTTATGGCTGAAACATTTTTCCAGAAGCTTGCCAAGTACAAAGGCAAGACCCCAGAGTGTGATATTGCGCCACCTGAAGTTGTAAAGGTTCCAAAGAAAAAGCCAAAAGCCAAAAAACCTGTAGAATAATCATTAACCTTTTAACCCTGCGGGTTATTTATGTCAGACGAACAAGTTCAAGAGGCTGCGCCTGTTGAAGCTCAAAGCGACGAAACAGACGCTCTTAAAACTAGTGTTGCAAACCTAGAACGAAAAAACAGCGAGTTAATCGCTGAATTGCGGGCTGCAAGAAATAGCAAGCCCAAGGCTCCAAGTGATTATGAGGAGCTAGTTGAGTTTAAGCGAAAAGCAGAACAATCAAAGCTTGAATCCGAGGGCAAATATAACGAGGCTTTACAATCGCGGGAGCAACAATTTAGAGATGCCGTCAAGGAAAAAGATGAGAAGATTAAGGAGCTAGAGGCGCAGTTAAAAGAATTGCAATTAATTACACCTGCTGTTTCTGCCTTATCAGAATATGTAAGGGACACAGATTATGCGTTAAGTAAATTAGGCAAGGACAAAATCAAGATGGATGCAACTGGAAAAGTTGTCGTCTTATCAGAAGATGGATTTACAGAAACGCCCTTAAAAGAGGCGGCGACTTCAATGCTGCCAGATTGGATTTTAAAGAAGGAAGCACTTCAAGGCGGCGGCGCACCGATTGGTAAGAGTTCAGGTAAAGGTATCCCTCCAGGATCTAAGAATCCATTTTTGCCAGAAAGTTATAATTTGACAGAACAGGGTCGGTTATATGAGCGAGATAGAGATTTATATGAAAAGTACAAAACGGCCGCGAGTGGTTAAGATATCATCAATGAGTTACAAAAGGCTGCGCCGATGTGACTAGGGCTGCGCCCAAACTGTAAAAACTTTTTCTTGGAGACTTAATTCGTGGCGACATTACGCTCCGATGTTGTCATCCCAGAGGTCTTTACGCCTTATGTAATAGAGGCCAGTACACAACTAGACGCGTTTTTGCAGTCTGGTGTTGTTCAGCCTATGGCGGAATTAAATGCTTCTGAAGATGGCGGCGATTTCATAAAAGTCCCATTTTGGTCTGCGAACCTTAGTGGCGATTTTGAAGTTCTATCTGATAGTTCTTCCTTAACTCCTGGCAAGATCACAACTGGTCAACAAATAGGAGTTGTATTGCACAGAGGACGTGCATGGGAGTCAAGAGATTTAGCTGCTCTTGCTGCTGGCGCTGATCCAATGGCTGCAATCGGTCAAAAAGTAGCGGCTTACGTTGCAAACCAAAGACAGAAAGATCTTCTTTCTGCTCTGTCTGGATGCTTTGGAAGTATTAACGCTAACGATTCAAACAGTGCTTTCTTCCCTCTTTGCGTTGATTCAGAGAGTAGCGACACACCAACAGCTCTAAGTCCAAGGCATATTGCAAAAGCAAGAGCCATACTTGGAGATGCTGGCGAGAAGCTTTCTGTGATTTGTATGCACTCAAAAGTGTATTACGACTTAGTAGAAAGAAAAGCTATCGATCGCATTTACGACAACACTGGTACAGCTGACGGATCTGCAACATCAGGTTCGACCGCAGGTGCTTTTGGCGGCGTAGGTGTTCCAACATTCATGGGCCTTCGCGTCATCGTTTCTGACGATGTTGCAACCACAGGTTCAGGTTCCTCTACTGAATACAGTACATACGTATTTACTCCAGGCGCAGTTGGAACAGGCGAACAGGCAGCAATGAAGACTGAGACTGACAGGGATATCCTTGCCAAGTCCAGCGCTTTAGCTATTGATTTGCATTATTGCTATCACCCTGTTGGTGCTAAGTGGGCAACTACTGATACAAACCCAACAAGGGCTGAATTGGAAACCGTAGCCAAGTGGTCGAAGGTCTACGAAACAAAGAACTGCGGCATCGTGAGAATCACGAATGTCAGCAACCAGGATTGAGGTAATTAATTATGCCTTCTGTATTTGAAGCAACTGCGGGCGCTGCGCTCGGAGTAGGTTCAGACCAAACTGGTTCTGTAACTCAAGCAACAAGTAAAGCAACTGGAGTTACCTTAAACAAGGTAGCTGGCGTCATCACTATGGATGATGCTCAGTTAAATGCTGGCGTTGAAGTTTCTTTCACTGTTACTAACAGCGAGGTAACTGCAAGCGATGTTGTCCTTGTAAACCACGCCTCCGGCGGAACTGCTGGGTCTTATTTAGCTCAAGCAAATAGTATAGCTGCTGGATCTTTTGCGATCACAGTGACTAATGCTTCTGCTGGCAATTTAAGCGAAGCGATCGTTCTTAATTATCAAGTCTTAAAGGCTGGCTAATGGGAATGGCCGCATTTAGGCGGATGCGGGAACGAAATGAGGCCGCTGCGAAAGCGGCGGCTTCTGTTCCACCATCAAAGCCAAAAAAGAAACGTAAACCAAAAGCCAAAGCATTAACAAATGGCGATCACGATAGTCGCGACGGCGGGGTCAGCGACGGCGAATAGTTACATCACATTGACCGATGCAGAAGACCTTATTGATGGTCTTGTGAAGGATGATGATGTTGTTGCTTGGGCCTCTGCCTCTACTGACGACAAAAACCGCGCTTTATATACAGCGACGCAGAGGATTGATCGTGAGAGATTTTTGGGTGCAAGAGCAACAGACACACAAGCTTTGCAATGGCCACGGACTGGAGTAAGAAAGCCTGACACGTATGTCAATACCTATGCGACGGGGTTTCCTTTTCGTATCACAACCGATTACTACACAGACACAGAAATCCCAGACCAAATTCAAAAGGCTCAAATTGTTTTAGCAGTTTATTTAAGTAATAACAAAGCGGCTTTAAATTTGACAGGTCTTGAGGCTTATGGTCGTGTAGGGGTTGGAGGGATAGCAGTTTCACCATATCGATATGGCCCAGTTTGGGCGGATAATATCCCGCCTATGGTTGAGCGATATTTTACTGGCCTTAGAATAGGAGGACCAGGCAATGTTTCCATCAAACGGAGTTAATTTTTTCTCATGACTTATCCCGCCGCAATTATTATCACTGACACTGCTGCTCACACTGGCAGATTTGGCAAGGTCCATTGTTTGGCCGCTGCTGAAGCAACCTTTGTTGCTGAAAATCTTACAGAGAACGGATCATCAACTATTAATGGAATCACGATGGGTGTTGGTTCTGAAGTTGAGGGAGTTATTACAAGCATTACTTTGGCAAGCGGCCAAGTTATTGCTTATAGGCTCTAATGAGTTTAGCTAAGGCATTACAGAAAGCAGCGAGCACCGCGACCAGCATTCCTGGTATCGGCGTTGATGTTGTGGTTCGAGCTGTATCAACTGGCTCATATAACACAACAACAGGAGCGATTGCAGAAACAACTTCTGACACGACTGTCAAAGGTGTTTTTTCTGACGTTAATGCGCGTGAGGTTAATGATTTAATCGAAGCAGATGATCGTAAATGCACCGTTCCCGCTGCTGATTTTACCAACGCTCCAACCACTGCAGATCGTGTCGTTTATGGCGGAGTTAATTATCAAATCATTAGAGTGCATACAGTCAGCCAGTCGGGTGTTGACTTGACTTACGAAATGTATTTAAGAGCATGAGGGACGTACCTTTTGACAAGATGCCTGAATACTGGTCAGAAAAAGGTGATGAGTTTATGCGCTTATTAATTCTTGAGGCGGATCAAGCTATCAAGTTAAACACTCCTGTCGATACGGGACGGATGCGGGCAAGCTGGCAGGTAGCGCAAGGTGGGGCAGTCTCAGGTGAAGCACCAAAGGGGAATCATGGAAAAAGAATTACTAAGCCTAATAAAAAGAATTACCAGAAAGAAAAGTTCGGCGAAACTTATAGCATTCACAATAATTTGCCTTATGCGGAAGCAAATGCAGGACGCGGACCTTATCCACCATCATGGGGCGGGTCTTTTAAGTCTGGAAACAAAGCAAGAGGCGAGGGGCCTCAAGTATCAGAAGGTTGGTTTGATTTAATTGCAAAAAACCTCGAAGATAGAGGCAAAGAATTATGGGGGCAAATGGCTGATTAATTATGGCTGCAATTGATCTCAACACAGTAAGAGCAACAATCGAAGGACGATTAGCAACTGAGCTTGCTAGTAGTCCTGCCATTCCTGTTGTGTTTCACAATATGCCGTACACGCCTACACCCGCTTCAAGTTGGGTGCAATGTTTAATGAATTTCGCCGAAAGCACTTACTTAACAATGGGTGATTCATCAACTTCAGAAAACAAAGTGAATGGAATTGTTCTAATTAATATCTTTTCAGCAGCAGGAGTTGGCCCAGGAGCTAACTTGACTATCGGCAAAAGAGTAAGAGACTTATACAATAGAATTATTGTATCGGGCGTTCACTTTGATGCTCCGGTAGGCCCAGAAGTGTTGGCTGCGCCATCGCCAGAAGGGTATTTCCAAACACAGGTCAGAATGACCTTTGAAACCTTCGAGGATCTTTAATTATGGCGTTTTATCGGGGCCAACAAGGCTCAGTAAAATTTGACGACGGAGGCAGTTCAGCGGCTGCTATTACGTCAACACGGTCATGGTCTATGACTGTCGAAAAGGCAACTCTAGAGACAACTGCATTAGGCGCTACTTATGCTGCAAATGTTGGTGGCCTTATTAGTGGTTCTGGTTCTGTCGAACTTCTCTATACAGCAAGTTCATCTGATGAAACAAACGTTTTCATCGAAGCGGCAAACACTTCTGCGGATGCTGGCGGGGCATTATTTGAGCTTTATTTAGACACAACAGGAACCAAGAAGATTTCCTTTGATGGTGTTATTACTTCGGCTGATTATTCAGCTACAGTTGGTGAATTAGAGGTTATTACCTGCAACTTCGTCACTAACGGCGCAATCACTCTCGACATTTAATCATGGCTTTTTATAGAGGACAACAAGGTACTGTCAAGTTTGACAAAGATGCCTCTGGCGGTACTTCAGAGCTTGCTGCTATTCGTTCATGGAGTGCTTCTTTAGAGAAAGAGTCGCTTGATTGCGGAGCGCATGGTGACACTGCTAACAAGTATGTTGGCGGCAGAATTGGCGGTTCTGGATCTATCGAAGCGTTATATGACGCACCTGGCTCTGGCGACAAACTTGATTTGCTCAAGGAAGTCATTACAACTGATGACCCTGCTAACGCTTTTGTAGAGTTGTACCTAGACGAATCAGGCGGTAAAAAAATCGAGGGATCAATCCTAGTGACGGGTGCTGATTATGCAGCTACTGTTGGAGAGCTAGAAGTTGTTACCATTAACTTCACGTTTAATGGTGCTATAACCCTTGCCATCTAATGACAACCCAACCAACCCCACCCGCCTCTAAAAAGGAGCGCACTGTTGATCGTATCTGCGGTGCTTTTGATTTAAGTCAACGTCGCAAATTTGAACTAACAGATTTAGACGGAAATTTGTTAGTTGAATTATTTTTTAAACCTATAACACGTTCTGACCGTTTAAGAGTTCAGTCCATCGCTCAGAGTGATGACGCTTTAAAGCAATCGACGGTTATGCTGTGTCAGCTTGCAGAGCTTGAGGATGGATCGAAGGCTTTTGCTTTGGCTGATGTTGCAAAGTTACAGCGTGAATTACCTGAAAAAGTTTTAAACGAGGTCGAGTTGTTCTTATTTAATGTAAATGAGGACGGTGAAAGTTTGGACGAGGTAAAAAACGACTAAAGGGGGATAACTGGCTTTATTTTGAGTTCTTCCTAGCAACAGAATTAGGGATGACAGTGAGTAGGCTCCGCACTGAATTGTCAGAGGAGGAGTTCCTGCATTTTGCGGCTTATTATGATTTAAAGAGTGAAAGAGAACGGCAAGAAATGGAAAAGGCGAAGCGTTCTAGGTAGAATAAAAATTATGTAACGCGATACAACGTGGCAGCAAGGATTCCCTTAGAGCTGGTATTAGTTGATAAGGTCAGCGCACCTTTAAAGAAGGCCAACGCGTCAGCGGATAAATTTGCAAATACAATCAAAAAGACGAATGGCAAGCTGAAGGATGGGAGTAGGAGTTTAAAGAGTGCAAGTTTAGGTTGGCTAGGCGTAGGAAAATCAGCAAAAGCAGCAAGCGTTGGAATTGCGGGAGCAGGGTTAGCGCTTCAAACAGCATTAGCTCCACTTGCTATTTTTACAACGGCAGCGGCGGCTTTAGGTGCAGCATTTAAAACACTTTCGGATCAAGATTTCGCAGAAGCAAAATTCGAGACATTAGGAGGTAATAGCGAGAGATTAAGAGGGGAGTTGGCTTTGCTCTCTCAAGAATTACAAGGACAAGCAAGTGTGACGCAGTTATCGGCTGCCGCTTATGACGTTGCATCTGCGGGTTTCACTGATGCGGCTGACGCGGCAAAGATTTTAAAGGCGGCGAGTTTGGGAGCCACAGGTGGATTCACTGATATCAATACAGCAGGTGGCGCAGCGGTTAAAGTCTTAAACGCTTATGGGAAGACTGCCGATGATGCTGCGCTCTTGATGGATCAATTCGCACAGACTCAGGCGGACGGTATTATCACGATCGGGGCTTACTCTCAAAACATAGGTAAGGTCGCAACAACAGCGGCAGGTTTAAAAGTCCCATTAGCTGAAGTTAATGCGATCATTGCTCAATCAACGGCGGCGGGTGTTCAGACTGAGACTGCTTTCACGGGATTAAATGCGGCGTTAGCGAAAATATCTAGTGGACAAGCGGGTAAGAAGTTAGGGATAGAAATGAATGAGGCCACGTTAGCGGCGGATGGATTAGGAGGGACGTTAGAAAAATTACAGCAATTCTCAACGGGTGAATTACAACAAGCCTTTGGCATTGAAGCATTTAAGGGAATTCAGGTCGCGATCCAAGACACAGAAAAGTTCAACAAGCTTTTAGAAAATCAAAAGAATGCACAAGGCGCAGCGGCGCGGGCTGCTTTCACTGCCTCGGATACTTTGCAAGGTTCTGTGAACCGAGTTGGTACAGCGATCACAAATATGTTTGCAGCAGGAACAGAAGCGGGTGAGATTTTAAAATTATTAATTAAGGCTGTTGCAGTTACGATTGAGACGCTTGGGGTTGCTGTAAAAATTGTTGTTACTCCATTCCGTGCTTTGTGGAAAGTGGCAGAAGGTTTCTTTGAAGCTTTAGGAGTAGGCGGCGGGGAAATGCAAGCCTTAACAGAAAGCTGGTTTGCATTCTTAAAAGGAATTGATGTTGGATTTCAAAAGACTTATATAGCTGCTGAGAGATTAGGGCAGGGCATTGGCAACTTAGCCGCAATGATGAAGAAGCCCTTCAAAGATGCCTTCCAGTGGATTGTGGCGAGGATTAATGAATTTTGGAACATGTTACCTGGATGGATGCGTTGGAGTATTAAACAAATAACGGGGACAGCTTCAGAAGTTGCGGGGGCTGTTGGTTCGAGTGTCTCAGGATTCTTTACACAATCAGAGGATGAAAAGACAGCGGCGAAGCTTAAAGAAGTAGCAAAACAAAAAGAGATCCAGCAAAACAAGGTTCTGATAGAACAGGTTAAAACGCTAGATCAGTTATGGAAGGATATTGGAACGACAATCGGTGACGGAGTAAAAAACGCAATAAAAGGAGTTGTCCAAGGAACTCAAACTCTTGGGCAGGCTGCAATGAATGTATTGAATAGCATCTCTAACAAGCTTTTAGATGCTGGAATTAATGCCCTTTTAGGTGGCGTTTTTGGTGGTTCTAGTATTGGTAAATTCCTTGGCTTTGCTAATGGGGGCCGTCCCCCCGTTGGGGAGCCTTCAATCGTAGGAGAAAGAGGCCCAGAGTTATTCGTCCCTGGAAGTGCGGGAACAATTATTCCTAATAATAAATTAGGCGGTGGTACTACAAATAACATCGTGGTTAATGTCGATGCGTCTGGTAGTTCTGTTGAAGGCGAGGGGCAAAGTGCAGGAGAACTTGGCAGAATGTTGGCAAGTGCTATACAGCAAGAGTTGGTTCGCCAGCAACGACCAGGAGGATTATTAGCTTAAATGGCAACATTTCCAACAAGTCCCTCACCTACTTATGGAGCATCAAAAAGTAGCGCTCCAAGCACAAGGGTCGTGCAATTCGGTGACGGTTATGAGCAAAGAATCGTCAGCGGTTCGATTAATAACGATCCAAAACAATGGTCGTTAAATTGGAACAATATTTCTGAAGCTGATGCTGATACTTTAGAAGCATTCTTAGAAGCAAGAAAAGGAATTGAAAATTTTAATTGGACTCCACCCGATACATCGACTTCTTATAAATGGGTTTGTGGTAAGTGGACTAAATCAATCCCATATAACGGTCGAGCAAATCTTTCCGCCACCTTCAGACAAGTATTTGAACCCTAATGGCATTTACAGCATGGGCCGCTGGGGCATCCATTAGCCTTGGTGACGTAAGAAGAGCAACAACCGCACAGCCAAGCGGCCTTGTTTTTAAATGTACTACGGCAGGAACTACGGCGGGTTCTGAACCAACTTGGCCGACTGATATCGGTTCAACAATTACAGATAACAGCGTTGTTTGGACGGCGGTTAGTGCTGTCTATGAAGAGTTGGCAGTCTTAGAGCCTAATACGATTATTGAGTTATTTGAGTTACATTTAGATGCAACATTGCATGGGTCTTCTGATATTTACCGTTGGCATTCGGGGTCTAATGCTGATGTAACAGGAAACATTGTTTTTAATTCTGAGACTTACTACAGGCAGCCAATCATTGCGTCGGGGTTTGAATATGCAAATACAGGGACTTTGCCGCGACCAACTTTAACTGTCTCTAACCTTGATTCGACAATTACAACTGTTCTTTTATTGGTTAATGCTGTTACCCCAGGAAACGACTTAGGGGGTGCTTTAGTGAAGCGCATACGCACACTTTTAAAATTTCTTGATGGACAATCTGCGGCTGATCCTTACGCCACTTTTCCTGAAGAGCAATGGTATATCGATCGCAAGTCAAAGGAAGATAGAAACGAGGTAGCGTTTGAATTAGCTTCTAAATTTGATGTTCCTGGCCAAATGCTTCCAAAGCGTCAGCTCATCGCCAATATTTGCCAATGGGAATATAGGTCAAGCGAATGTAGTTACTCAGGATCTAACTATTTCGATGTAAATGACAACTCTGTGGGTTCATTATCACAAGATAAATGTGGAAAAAGGTTAAGCAGTTGCAAGAAAAGATTCGGAGAAACGGGTGAATTACCTTTCGGATCTTTCCCTAGCGTAGGTATGACGAAATGATTCTCAGAGAAGACATTAAAACAGAGGCTCTTGCACATGCAAAGGAAGAGTTCCCAAAGGAATGCGTCGGCCTTGTTGCCATTATTAAAGGTAAGCAGCGTTATTTTAAATGCACCAACATTGCAGAAACACCCGACGAGCATTTTGTGTTAGACGGAGAAGAATATGCAGCGGTTGAAGAGAAAGGCGAGATTGTTGCTTGTATTCATTCTCATCCAAAAACAAACCATTCTCCTAGTGCAGCCGATCGGGTTGCTTGTGAGAAATCGGGCTTATATTGGTTTGTTGTAAATCCTCAAACAGAATTATGGGGAGAGTGCAAGCCTTCAGGTTTTGAATTGGCTTTTGTTGGTCGTGAATTTGTGCATGGAATAGTTGACTGCTATACGTTGATTAGAGACTTTTATAAAAAAGAGTTTGGCATCCTTTTAAATGATTACAACCGCCGCGATGAATGGTGGCATAAAGGAGAAAATATGTATTTAGATAATTTCAGTAAAGAAGGATTCAAAGAAATTGATGATAGTGACCTTCAATACGGGGATTTATTTATAATGCAATTAGAGTCACCTGTCCCTAATCACGGTGGAATTTACATAGGCGACAATCTCGTTTTGCATCATGTCCAAGGCCGCCTCTCAAGTCGTGATGTTTATAAATTTGGCGGCTATTATCACAAAATGACGGCGAGGTTTTTAAGGCATGAAAGTCGTTAAGGTTTATGGAGCTTTAAAAAAGCGATTAGGCGGCCAAGGGCGTTTTGAGTTTGTAGCGAATACGCCAGCGGAAGCAATGCGGGCTTTATGTGCAAATTTCCCTGGTCTTGATAAATGGCTAATCGATAGTGAACAAAATGGGATTTATTACAAGGTGGCAGTAGGTAAGGAGAAAATCACAGAGGATAAACTAGAAGACTTACAACTGCCTTGGAGCGAAAAAGCAGAATTTAGAATTACGCCTGTCTTAACAGGTGCGGGGCGCGGTGGTTTTTGGGGGGTTGTAACAGGTGCGGCCTTAATTGGAGCATCGTTCTTATTCCCTGGTGCAGGAGCTTTTGGAACAACCAGCTTCTTTGGTTCTAGTGCCGTTGTGGCGGGTACAGCGGGAGCGACAGCAATGGGCGTAATGGGAACAGCAATAGGAACAGGTCTTTCTTTAATGGGCGCATCGATGGTGCTTGGTGGAGTTTCTCAAATGATTTCGCCAAGGCAACCGTCAGGGCTGGGGCGTAGCAAAGAAGCGGCGAAATTACAGAACTATTCTTTTTCAGGTATCACCAACACGGCACAACAAGGGATGGCAGTACCCATTGTTTATGGGCGTTGTTTCGTTGGTAGTGCTGTAATAAGTTCAGGACTAGATGTGGATCAACTCTAAATGAGACAAATACAAGGAGCTGGCGGCGGTGGTTGTTTTGCAGGGCATACCCTTGTAAAAACTGGCGATGTAGAAAAAAGAATTGATGAAATAAAAGAAGGTGATTACGTTTGGAGTTTTGACGACCAAGGGCGAATCCATGAAAGCAAGGTTTTAAAAGTCCATAAACACGAAGACGAGAAAATAGTTGAATATAAGTTATGGGGAGGGATAAAGCTTTGCGCGACCCCAAATCATTGGGTATTAAATCAATACAATGCCTTCGTTGAGATTGGCAGCCTTGGTTTTGATGATTGCTTAGTTAATACAGACGATCATTTGCTGCCAATAGTCGGAAAGAAAGAATTAGAGAATGGAACGGTTTATAACTTAACGGTCGAAGATCATCACACCTTTTTTGCTGGTGGTATTCGTGTCCATAATGCGGGCTTAGGAATTGCCGGATCAGGTGGCGGCGGTGGCGGTAAAGGCGGAGGAGGAGGGAGCCAACACGTTCCCACAGAGGCAGATGACTCGCTCCAATCTCGCCAAATGGCAACAGTATTGGATCTGTTGGCTGAAGGAGAAATCCAAGGATTAGACGATGGTAACAAGAGTGTTTATCTCGGCGGAACTCCTGTGCAAAGCCCAGGAGGTACTAACAATTTTGAAGGGTTCACGATCATAACAAGAAATGGAACCCAAGGACAAAGTTACATCTCATCCCTAGCAGGCGCAGAAAGTGAGAAGCAAGTCAACGTTACGGTGATTCAGTCAACCCCTGTTATTCGTCAAATTACAGACACAGACGTTGATCGGGTTCGCGTCACTATAAAGATCCCTGCTCTGCAGGTCGTTGAAGATGACGGCGATATTGTTGGCCATAGCGTTCAATATGAGCTTCAAGCTCAATACAACGGCGGCGGTTATAGCACGTTTGCCGTTGACACTGTTACAGGTAAGTCTTCGGCTAGTTATCAGCGTGATTATATGGTTAATTTAGCGGGGGCCTTCCCTGTTGATATAAAAGTCATAAGACTAAGCCCAGACGATGCGAGCGCAAGGAAGCAAAGTAAAACAATTTGGTCTAGCTATACAGAGATCATTGATGAAAAATTACGCTATCCAAATAGTGCTTTAATTTATCTCCGCTTTGATGCTCGCAATTTTGGGAGCATCCCCGCCAGAAAATACCTAGTACGCGGGCTAAAAATCCAGCATCCGCATAACGCTTCTATTGATACGTCCACTTATTTGGGACGGGTTACGTATTCGGGAACTTTCAACGGAACACTAGGCGCAGCTCAATGGTCTTCTGATCCTGCTTGGTGCTTATGGGATTTACTTACTAACACCCGCTATGGAGCCTCTATTCCTGCCGCATCTCTTGATCGATACGATTTCTATACCATTAGTCAATATTGCAACGAATTAGTATCAGACGGAAAAGGAGGGCAAGAGCCAAGGTTTGCTTTAAATCTATTAATCAATTCACGCGATGAAGTTTATAACGTCATTCAAGAATTAACTTCACTATTTAGAGGAATTAGTTATTACGCTTCAGGGTCGCTTGTATTACAGCAAGATAAACCTTCAGACTCTCAATATTTAATAGGACCGAGCAATGTGGTCGGCGGTGAATTTATTTATAGCGGCACATCGCAAAAGGCAAGGCATACAACTTGTACTGTTGCCTACCAGCGTTATGACTCACTAGGCGAAGTCCAATATGAATATGTAGAGGATGCGGACGCAGTTGCAAAATTCGGCGTTATCAATGCAGACTTCCGAGCCGTTGGGTGCTATTCGCAAGGGCAAGCGCATCGCGCAGGTAAATGGCTTTTGCTTTCCGAAAATAATCTCACTCAGACAGTAAGTTTTGGAATTTCAATAGAAAGCGGGATCACATTACGCCCTGGAATGGTGATAGATATTTCAGACCCAGTAAGAGCAGGGACACGCCGATCGGGCAGATGCTCCACGGGTTCAACTACAACTCAAGTTGTGATCGATAGTGCGACAGATTTATCTGTAGACATGGGGAATAGCCCAACAATTTCTGTAATCCTTCCTACAGGCTTAATTGAGACAAAAACAATTACTGGAATTAGTGGCACGACTGTCTCTATAAGCGATAGCTTTTCAGTTGCGCCAGCTCAAGCAGCGGTTTGGTTGATCCAAACGACAGACGTTCAATCACAGCAATATCGCGTTCTAAATGTTGTTGAGTCTGGAGATGGTGGTTATGCCGTTACAGCTCTTGAATACAACAGTTCAATCTATGAAGCGATTGAATCAGACATAAATCTGACTCAACGAGATATTACTGATCTATCAGCCGAGCCTGATCCTGTTAGTTCTATCTCCTCAACAGAATTTTTATACCAAGAGGGTCAAACAGTTCACTCAGCCGTTGATGTTAGTTGGATCAGCCCAACCACAAACGTCAGCGAATTTCGAGTCCAATACAAGATTGATAATGATAACTGGCAGGTATTAACAACAACATCGCCATCCGTAACAATTAGACAAACAAGGCCAGGGCTTTTACAGTTACAAGTTCAGGCTTATAACCATTTAGGAAAAGGGAGTCAAATATCAACATCCTCAATTGAATTAATAGGTAAAACAGCCCGTCCGGGTGATCCTACTAACCTAACTTTTGAAGCAATCAGCGCAAACTCTGGCCGTTTAAGATGGGATAAATCAACCGATTTAGATGTTCTTGTCGGTGGCTCAGTATCGATTAAGCATTCAAGTAAAACCGATGGATCTGGAACGTGGGCGAATAGCGTTTCCCTGATTCCTGCAAAGTCAGGTATACAAACAGAGGCGATTGTCCCATTAGTTGAAGGTGAAGTATTAGTTAAATTCGTTGATGATGGAGGGAGACAAAGTACAAATGCTGCAAGTGTCATTGTTGATCTTCCCGACACAATGAACCAGCTGGGGGTCTTTACACAAAGAGAAGATGAAGACAGCCCACCATTTCAAGGAACAGCCACAAATTGCCATTACAGCGAAACAGAGGATGCGTTAGTTCTGGATGGTCAAAATCTCGATGAGATGCCAGATTTCGATGCGATCGTCAACTTTGATGTTTTAGGTGATATTGATGCGACGGGTACTTATACATTCAACGAAAAGATAGATTTAGGTGCGACTTATTCTGTTGATTTAAAACGTCATTTTGCAACGGTTGGTTATTTGCCTGCGGATCTTTTAGATTCACGCGCTTCAACAGTTGACACGTTTGCCGATTGGGATGGGGAAGTCCAAAATGTAGACGCGAAATTGTACATGAGAAGCACATCAGGAGACCCCGCAAGTGGTGGTTCTAGTTGGTCATCGTGGCAAGAATTTGTAAATGGAACATTCCGCAATCGGGGTTTTGAGTTTAAAACTACTCTTACAAGTTCTGACACTGATGAATCAATCAAGGTTACAGAGTTAGGAGTTAGCGCAACACTGCAAAGAAGGTCAGAGCAGAGCGACGGAGCAATCGCAAGTGGTACGGCAAGCGGAGGTAAAACAGTCTCATTTTCTAAATCTTTCTTCACGGGAACTGCTGCTTTAGGCGGTGCTAATTCAAAACTCCCTTCAATTGGAATTGTTGCTCAAAATATGCAGGCGAATGACATTGTGAACGTGACTGCTGTAACCGCAACAAACTTCACCGTTAAATTCCAAAATGGTGGAGCTGTTGTTGATCGCAATTTCACATGGTCAGCCGTTGGATATGGCCTTGGAAGCTGAAACCATATAAGATAATATGAACTAAAGGAGGACAGAAAAATCGCCGAACACGACTACATAATCTCAAACGGAACTGGCGCGGCCGTGAGGGCAGACATAAATAATGCGCTTGCTGCGATTGCTTCTAATAACAGTAAATCCAGTGATCCATCGACTACCTACGCATATCAATGGTATGTAGACACTGGAGACAACACCCTTTACATTCGCAACTCTGCAAATAACGCTTGGGTTGCCGTCTCTGCTGTCGGTGGAATCGGGTCAGCAAATCTTGGACTCGCTCCGGCAGCTTCTCCAACAATCACGGGAACAGCCGACTTCGATAGCAATACAGCAATTAAGTGCCCAGACGGGACCACCGCCCAGCGTCCAGGATCTGCAGCGGTTGGGATGCTCCGCTACAATACAACTACAAATTCCTTCGAAGGCTACTCAGGGGCATCGCCAGCCTGGGGCGAGATAGGAGGAGGCGGAGGCGGAGCCACGGGTGGAGATTCAGGTGCTAATGCTGTCTTCTGGGAGAATCAAAAAACTGTGACTCATGATTACACGATAACGGCGGCAAGAGGGGCAGGTAGCTTTGGAGAAATTACTATCAATGCAGGCAAAACAGTCACGATCCCTGCTGACAGTACTTGGACAATCGTCTAAACTCTCATTATGGCTATCACGTTAAACGGCACAACTGGGATTGCTTCTGTTGACGCTAGTGTTGCAGCTCCTTCCGTAAGAGGAACTGACGGCAATACTGGCATTAGTTACGGAGCTGACTCCATTAAATTCTCAACGGGTGGCGTTGAGAGAATGGCTATATCTAATACTGGAGTTACTGGAGGGGGAAAGATCCTTAAGGTAGAAGGCACTTTAATTCAAACTAGTTTTTCGACTTCAACTACAGGTTCATGGGTTGCGACTGGTATTAAAGACTCAATTACACCATCAGCCGCATCAAGTAAAATAATAGTTCTGTTTAATAGCCATGATCTATGGAAAGACAGCACAACCCACGCTGTTATCACAGTAGGATTCAAAGTGGCAGGTGGAAGCGCGTCATATTTAGGTAACGCTACTAATGGATTAGGTTATATAACTGGCGGCCAATCAGGTGCAACTTCAGTTAGTGTTTTACATACTCCTAGCTATAGCTTAGGTCAAGACATTGAATATGAAATGTACGGGAAAGCCGCAGGTGGGGGAACGTTATACATGGGGAATGGTAATGCAAACGTTGGGGTAGTCCTTATGGAGGTAGCGGCATGAATAGTTCTTATATTCAAAGAGGCCAAGCTATTAATTCATTAAAGCCAGGAGCTAGTTGGAGCGATAGAAATGGCGTTTTAGAATGGGACGCAAGTAATTCTCAAAGTAAACCTACTGAGGATGAAATAACCGCTGAGATTAAGAGGCTTGAGTATTCACACAAAAGGGCGGCTGAGTATCCTAGCTTGGAAGAGCAGTTAGATTATATTTACCATAATGGGCTGACAAAGTGGAAGACTGAAATCATCCAGCCCGTCAAGGAGAAGTATCCAAAATCATGAGCAGTATTAAACTCAAGCACAGTGGTGGCAATGGTGTTTCAATCGCTTCACCGGACACAAATCCCGCAAGTGATAAAACAGTAAAACTTCCTGTAGCGAATGGAACGTTATTAACGACTGAAAGTTCACCTTCGTTTAGAAATTTCCTGTATAACGGCGAAATGATGATAAATCAGCGCGGAACAACAACAACTGTTAATGGTTATGGTGGGCCAGATAGATGGAAGACATCAGTAGGTCAAGCTGCTTTCACTGCATCTAAAGATAGTGAATCACCTCCTGGGTTTAATTCCAGTCTTAAATTAGATTGCACTACGGCTGCCACTTTAAGTGCTAATAATAGTATTCAAATAGCACAGCATTTAGAAGGTTTTGATTTGCAAAGTTTAGCAGCAGGGACATCAAGTGCTAAATCTTTAACCTTAAGTTTCTGGGTAAGATCTAACAAAACAGGTATATTTAATACACATATCTATCAAAAAGATGGTGGTAAATTAGTCTCACAAAATACTACAATCAGCTCTGCAAATACTTGGGAAAAGAAAACATTTACTGTCTCAGGGAATACAGCGGATACTATTGCTAATGATAATACCAAGAGCTTAACAATTGAGTTCTGGTTAGATAGTGGACCAGATAACAAGGGGGGCACTATTACGGATAGTTGGGCAGCTTCAGCAAGTAATAAATATGGACAAGGTATTACTTTAAATATAGGCGATCATCTTGATAATGAATTTTATTTGTCAGGCGTTCAACTAGAAATAGGTGAAGCAGCTACCGACTATGAGCATAGATCTTATGGTGATGAGCTGGCTCGCTGCCGTCGTTATTACTGTACTTATGTCGGTGAAGATGGAAATGGAAATAATGAACCTTTCATTGCAGGATTCCACAGAAGTGCAACCGTACTAGCAGCTCAAATCATCTATCCCGTAGGCATGAGGACTCCTCCTTCTATAGATGCTACTGAAGCGTCAGGGTATTGGTATATCGGTGGCACTAATACAGGTAACATCAACGGTGGTTTTTCTATTACAACTAATAGCAATAGCCATACAATGTGTTGGGTATATGCCACTGAGAGTGGAGCAACTGTTGGGCAAGGTGCCACTCTGATGGGTAACAACTCAGCATCATATTTCGCCCTTTCTGCGGAGCTTTAATTATGGCACTTTATAAGTTATTAGTTAACCCAACAGACGGGAAAACAGTTGATCTAGTCAAAAAAGATTGCGGAAATAACCGTTACTTAACGATCCCATTCGTGGCAGAAAACACAGATTACCAAGAGTACTTAGAATGGGTGGCAGCAGGTAACACAGCGGAGGCAGCAGATTAATGTCAACACTTAACGCCCAAAACGTAAAGCACGAGACTAGCGGAATTAATACGCTGGTCTTTGATAATGGTGGAACGTCAGGAGGTAATGGTCGAGTAACGACGAAAGGAACTATTGGAGAAATTTCTGCTCTTGGGGATAAAACAGGTGACGTAACGATTGATATGAAGACGGCTAATAATTTCAGCATGACATTAACAGGCAATATTGTTTTAAAGAATCCAACAACAGTTGCAGCGGGTCAGAGTGGCGTGATCTATATCACTCAAGATGGTACTGGGTCGAGAACTTGGAGCGCAGAATCATATTGGGATTTTCCTGGTGGCACTTTACCGACTTTAAGTACAGGAGCAGCAGCGGTTGATGCTGTTGTTTGGCACGCACGAACAGCTTCTAAAATTACAGCTCAGGTTGTCCTAGATTTACAATAATGTCTTCTCTTGGTTCGCCTAATCCTCTGTTATTTGGTGCAGCTAAGGATTATGAAATAGAACGTTCTCTAAGGTTTAATCCGTCAGATGATACCTACCTAAGCAGAACTTTCGGCACTAATAGTAGTAACACAACGAAAACTTTTTCTTGCTGGATAAAAAGAAGCTCAAGATTAGATGAATATACGACTATATGTGCAACAACACAGAGCGGGAATATAGAGAGTCGGTTGCAATTTGCAAGTAGTGGGGCTTTAAAATTTACAGATAGAGACTCAGGGGATGGGAGTACGGATGCGAATTTCTATACTGATGCTCTATATAGAGACTGTTCAGCTTGGTATCACGTCGTTTTAATCATTGATACAACAAACGGCACAGCAGGAGACAGGATACGTATTTATGTGAATGGATCGAGAGTTACAGCTTTATCAAGTGTAACTAATCCATCATCGAGCTATGCAGTGTCATTTATGCGCTCTAGTGCTGTTAATTTTATAGGTGTTGGAGCAGCTACAGGTAGTGATGATTTCAGTGGTTATCTTTCTGAGATCCATTTCTTAGATGGCACTATTAAAGAGCCTAGTAATTTTGGTGAAACAGATTCAGATACAGGGGCTTGGGTTCCCATAAAATACACAGGAGGGGGATATGGTAATAATGGGTTTTATTTAAGCCTCTCAGACAATTCAGGCACTACAGCAACAACATTAGGAAAGGATTCTTCTGGCAACGGTAATAACTGGACTCCTAATAATTTTTCAGTTTCAGGAGCAGCAACCGATTCATTTGAAGATACACCTACAAATAATTTTTGTACGATGAATCCCCTTGCTGGCAGGAAGACTGTAGAAGTAACACCTGGCAATGGCAATTTATACACAGCTTTAAGCGATGCTGGTACTTATCAAGTCGTTTCTGCAACTCAAGCAATTACTTCAGGAAAATGGTATTGGGAAGTGACAGTTACTGCTGTAGGAAGCCAATGTAATCTAGGTGTTACTAGTGCAACATGGGATCAAAACGACGTCCCTGATGCGGCTTGGAAAAATTACCAGAATAATGGCAATAAAAATACCGCAACTGGTGGTACAAATACAGCCACATCAAGCTGGGGAGCAACATATACGACTGGTGATGTTATAGGGGTTGCCGTTGATATGTCAGCAGGATCAATAACCTTTTATAAGAACGGATCAAGTCAAGGTGCTGCCTATACAGATCTAGCTTCTGCAATGCCTGATGATGGGTGGATACCTTTTGCTTTTGGGTATAACGGTTGTAACTTGACATGGAATTTTGGACAAAGAGCTTTTGCACATACGGCTCCGACTGGGCATTTGAAATTATGTACAGCAAACTTACCTGAACCAACAATTAAAAAAGGAACTGATTATTTCAATACTGTTCTTTATACAGGTGATGATGCTGCCACTCATGCAATAACAGGTGTAGGGTTTCAACCTGATCTACTTTGGCTCAAAAGGAGAAGTCACACCCAAAACCATTTTCTAGTAGATAGTGTTAGGGGTGCAACTACATATATGCAGGCAAATACTACTGACGAAGATTCTACAAATGCCACTACTGTCGTAAAAAGTTTAGACAGTGATGGATTTACTTTAGGTAGTTATGATGGTACGAATGGAGACGGAAAAACTTTTGCATCGTGGAACTGGAAAGAATCAGCAACAGCAGGTTTTGATATTGTTAGTTATACAGGAAATGCCTCTGGCCCAAGAACTATTTCCCATAATTTAGGTGTAAAACCTGACCTTATTATTTGTAAGAATAGAGATCAGGTTACCAATTGGATGACGTATCATAAGGACATTGGTGCTGAGAAATTTTTATATATAAATACAGGTGCAGCTCAAATGGACGATGCGGCTGCTTGGAATGATACAGAACCAACTTCTAGTGTCTTTACTGTTAATGCAGATCAGCAAAACAATGGAGATGGTGACGATATAATTGCTTATGTGTTTGCAAGTGTTGAAGGCTTTTCAAAAATAGGCACTTGGAAAGGAACAGCCAGTACTAACGGACCTTTTGTATATTGCGGTTTCAGGCCCGCCTTCCTTATCCAGAAAAGAGCTTCAGACACGGGGCCGTGGAATATGTTTGATGATAAAAGAAATACCTATAACCCTACTAACAAAACTGTTTACGCAGATAGTGATGCGGCTGAATACACAAATACAGGCTCTGACCCTCAAATTGATTTCTTATCGAATGGGTTTAAGGTTAGATCTTCTTATTCATCTTTTAACGGGACTAACGACGATCTCGTCTACATCGCTTTTGCTAAAACACCTTTCAAATACGCCAACGCCCACTAAACTAAATTCATGGCTTATCAACTCGAATCAAAACCTTTAGGTGTAGACGTTGCTTTTAAAACGTCCGATGGTACGCAATACCCTGCCAACTGGTTACGTCTTGCAACCGCTGATGAAAAGAAGGCAATTGGTATCACCGAAGTTGCTGATGACGCAACCTATGACCAACGTTTTTATTGGTCAGCAAGTAAAGCAAAAGATTTAGCAGATTCAAACGCAAAAGACGCTGATGGTAATTTAGTAAAAGATGCTGACGGAAATCAGGTTATTAATAAGGGTTTAAAAACCCGCTGGGTTGAAATGCAAAAAGAAACAGCAGGAAGTCTTTTGGCAAAATATGATTGGTATGTCACCCGCAAAGCAGAAAAAGGAACTGCGATCCCTGCCGCAATCGTTACGTATAGAGATGGAATAAGAACAACTTGTAAGACAAGGGAAGATGAAATTAATGCTTGCTCAGATGTAGCAGCGTTAAAGAAATTAATAGATGGAACTTATGATAAAGATGGCAAAAGGACAGCAGGAATTACTTTATGGCCGACTGATCCGAACGCAATAATATAATATCCCCGACCATATAAAGCGGTAACAAAGCGGCTAATGCTGCAAAGGTAATTACAATTATGGGTGTAAGGGCTTTTAAAAAAGCTTCTCTCCAAATACCTTCCATGCAAAAAATTATTAATGTTATTAGTGTAATCTCCTTTTTGCTTGTTGTTGCGATCTCAGGCGGCGGGGTGTTTGGTTACCTTTGGATCACAAACGAAGAGAATCAAGAAAAGCTCAAGAAAGACTTAGTTGAAAAATTAACTGGATCGCTCCCTATCCCGAAAGCTTTAACTGGTCCTGCTATTCCTACGAAAGCTGTCCCTCGTCTCCCCGGACTCTAATGTCAAAACCAAAAGGCCCTCAAGAGGGGGACACTTATATCCATCCTGACAATCAATTAATGTTTTATTACACCAATGGGAAATGGGTGGATATTACAAAAAAAGATCCTTACGAACCGTTTCCAAAACCAATAGAACGTGAGCGAAATACCTGATATTCAAATTAAAGGGATCAGTATCCCAGATATTCAATCGGGTATTTATATTCATCCATCTTTAAATGCTCCAAATATTCCGGTTGCAGTGCCCATAGGGTTTCCGATTATTGAGATGCCTTGCGTAGAAGTTAGAAAGGCTAATTATGAGAATGAGGCTCTTATATCAAATGATCCTGAACAAAATGTGGCGTACTGCGATGGAGGGGCGCAGATCCCTTCATATACCCCAATCAATTACGTACCTGAAGAGATCGTCCCAATTGAGGAATCAAAACCTCAGAGACACACAGAACCAGAAACACCGCCAACAGACGAGCCACCACCAGCCCCCAAGAAAAGCGAGGATTGCCCGCCTCCTGACGCTCCAGAAATCGGAACCAAAATTCCTGACGGGAAGGGGTCGAAGGAGATAACAGGATATGAATTAATCGGGAATAGATGCGTCACTCAATATTCAGAAGTCTCATTTACTGAACAGATTGTTGATGCTATTCCAAGTGTTCCTCAAGTTGTACAGGTTGGAGGTATTGCAATAATCGCAACTAGCGCAGCGGCTTCAACCCCTCTCCTATTACGGGCTGTACGTCCAATCGTCAAGCAAGTAATGACCAGAGTTCAAAAACTATTAGGAAAGAACCCAACAAGACCAACCTTGTCAGAAATCAGAGCTAACGCCTATCGGAAGAAGAAGGATTTACCACCGTTGAAGAAGAGGAAGAATAAGGTAAAATAAATTCACCACTTTGCGCAAAGCGGTAACAGAGAACGGTGACGGCTGAGCCACTGTTCTCGACCTATTTAGAAGAAGTAACTGGAATATTGTGTCGGTGCGGTAGGACTTGACCTAACTTAGGTTTTACAACAACGTCTTTACAAAGGTCTGCATAGGGTGAATCTGGAGCGAACTCTATGCCCTGTAACTTGAGTTCACCACAGTTTTTGAGACGGGCGATATGCCAATTGAGCTGACTATCTTTCAGCATTTGTTCTGTTCTAGCAATTTGATTATCAGCAGCTTGCTTACATCTTCTTTGAAGTGACTGATCTAGTGGAATGGAGAAGGTCATAGAAAAACCGAGATTTACAGCATGAGAATCTTTCTGTCCAGTTCTATTCCTTGTGTGGTGAGTTATTTCCCCATCGTCGCCGTACTGGGGCTGCTCATACCAATATTCTCTAGGCAAGGAATACTGATGGCTATCTGTAACAAATGGGCTGAAAGTTAACATCGGACCCTGACATAAAATATTACCTCCGTACTGATTTTGTATTAAATTTCCTTGCAAGGATTGTATTGCCATATTGGTCACCGAACCACTGGAATTAGCGACGGGAGCTGCGGTTTGGGAGGTATTTGCTAATACTTTTACAGGGCTAAATAGTAATAAAATTATTGCGAAAATACGCTGGTTGTTTCTGTGACGCTTTCGACGGTTTGGGTGCGAATTATGTTGGTCACGTTCGATAGACCGGGCCCTGTATAACTCTCTACGAATTGAAATGGGTTTCCATTTGTTGTGAGAGTGACTGATGGTTTGTTGTTTAAATTGGCTCCCGTCCATGTGTAATTAGTGCCGTTGATTGTTTGAGTTGTAGTTGTCGGGGCGGGTGAAATGTTGCCATCAATTGATAAACCTGTACCGTTCAAAGTATAAGTATGGCCTGTATTATAGTCATGTGATGTTATATTTTCAGTGACGATACTTGTGGTACGTGTAACAGCCGACATAGTGCCGCTAGAAAAATTCGGGACCACGGGGACAGCTAGAACCTTAGCTGGTATTAATAACATAAATAGCGGTAAATAACGCTTCAAAACTAATCAACCAAAGTTTCAATTATGCTCGTTGCAGTACAACTAGAGCCAGCACCCATTGTTCCAGAACAGGTATGCACGCCTGAAGTCAAACTCGTTATGGTTCCTCCGTTCACTCCGCCTGAACCTGTAACAGTAGAACCAAGAGAAGGAAGCGAACCAACTACGCCAGAGCTAACCGTCGTGGCTGATTGAATAGCATCACCTTGAGTCAGTGACTCGACTGCGGAAAATGCGGATCCAGCTGTTGTTACCGCAAAGTCAGTATCTATAAATGCGGGTACACCTGCGGTCACTGAACCAACGTTTAGACCTCCAATTGCTCCGCTTGTTGTTGTCCCTGAAATAGTTGTGCTTGGCGTGACATTAGACCCCGAAACCGAATAGGTACTACCTATGCGTGTAACCGAGGAGTAAGCCGGATCTAGGGTGATGGTTGCGCTTGACTTAATAGAGTGCCTCACATCCGCCGAGACTGGAGCAGCCAGCAGAAGGAAAACAATTGGGATTAGTTTTCTCATAAGTAAGCCTTGCTAATTTGTGCTAATAATCCTAATAATGCCAGACCTGCGCTGACAACCGCAGCGGCTTGAAAAACTCTTTTCTCTAATTGTCTAACCCGATCCTCAAGGTCAGAGATTTTTTCCTCTGCCCTTTTCACCTTCATGTCTAAACAGACAATCCGAGTTTCTTGGGTTGCGTCTAAAGAGAGTGCATTGTCAGTCATGAGAGCTTTCCATCAGGTCCGATTTCTCTACCAGTTATAGGGTCAGTCTTTACAACTTCCGCTCCTCTAATTTCAAGAGGAGTAATAACCCTTATGGTCTGATAGTTCTGCCCGCCATTTGTTGTTGCTAATACCTGCTCAATATCTTTTTTAGTCATAGGTTTTTCACCATCATTTTTATATGTTCCATCACCTTTCTTGGAAGCTGTAACAATCCCAAATGAACTTAAAACCCCAGTAAAGACACTGGCAATAAAGGTCGGATCTATCTTCTGTTGTGGTATACCTGGAATAGCAACGTAGTTCAAAGTTAATATTGCGCCTGACCATGCAAGAACGGTAATCCTGACCCCTGTTGAAATGATTGCGGCTTGCTGTTCATCATCGGGGAGAATGGCATCTTTTATCTTCCCTAGCGGGCCTTTCTTTTTAGGCTTTACTTC